TATAACGATTACGTTATGTTAGAAGTTACTGAAACCCAGTTGACGATCAAATCGTTTCTTGGACGCATGGCCCGTGTGGTCACTTCGGATGAACTGGCTCCGATTGCCCAAGGAATGTCGAGAGAAGAGTTGATTCCTTCTTTCAGTAAACAAGTGCTGTCAGCCTTACCACAGGGCTCTCCCTTGTACAACTTCGAACTAGATGCAATGCGTTCTTCAGGTAGCTTTAGCCTACGTGGGGAGGACTGGTGGAGAGAGACACTTACTAAATTCAAAGCTAGTAAGCCTACCTCCACACCTGAACGTGGTTTCGCCCTCTTGAAAGAGAAGCTGGCGTATCTCAGAAGGGAGCCCCTACCGATGGTGCCCGAACCTCATTGGACTACTAACTCTGGTTATCCTTATTTTAGGAGAGCTGAGTACGTACAATCCGAAGTTAATCGCGACATTGAAGCGATCCTCTATTCACGCTCAGAACGTGAGGAAATGACACATTGGCCCTACATGCTTGGTTGGCGTGGACAGCCGAAGAAGTTTCCTGACGTGACGAAGTCCCGCGTGGTGTGGATGGAGGTCAAAAGTTGGAGTGCGGTGACATCTATGTTCACGTACCCAATTATTGACGCACTTAAGCAAGTTCCGGAATTTTGTCAATTGGCAGGACCGGTCGCTGTAGACACCACAGTATTTGCTGGGATCATGGGACGATCAAAGGACCGACATTTTATCTCTGGAGATAAGTCGTCGTTCGATGCAAGTATTTCGCAAGAGATACTCTTTGGTGCAATTGACGTTGTCAAATCATTATTGATTTTGACTAAAGAACAGGAGGAAATCTTCGATTCATGCTTTTCCCGCTTTGTCAACAAAAGCCTGTTGACACCTGATGGTAAGTTTGAGGTTAATTCGGGGGTTCCTTCTGGCCATGGAGCAACTAATCTTATTGACAGCATTATTACGCTGGCTTTGATCTATGAGATGGTTGGTGAAACATGGTGTTTGGCTGGTGGAGATGATGACACTGCAAGCTATCCTTTGTCGGTTTCGGCAAAAGATGTGTCTGATTTCTACGCCACATTTGGAATTACTGCACACCCTGAGAAGCAAATGGTATCGCAAGATGTTATTTTATTTCTTAACCGCATGTTTGGCAACGTTTTAGCGGACGGAGCTATTCAAGCTGGTGCTCGATCTTGTGTTCGCGCCTTTAACGGCATTATCTCGACAGAACACAAAATGAACCTTAATCGTTACGATTGGACATTAAGGTATTGGTCGCAGTTACAAGAGTGTGAGTACAGTCCTGTACGCAATCTGCTTTTGAACCAGGTTCAAAAGATGGATAAGTACGGACTTTACCTTAATTCCGACGCCGAGCGCCGTGAAGTTCTAACGAAGGGTGACCTCCGTAGAGTGGACTTCAGTTCTAAAGACGTCATGTTTAGGCTTTCTCAGAAGCCTATCTTCTCATGGTGGATCTTCAAAAGATGAACCGGGGTGG